CGTTACTTCTTTGTCCGGTTCATTTAGTATCGTTCAACCCGGTGCGGCTAATTTTTTAGATCAAATACAATGGGGTAGAAAGTATTTAGGCGCATCTGATACTGAATTAGGTACTGTAGATTTTTTCATGTACTTAGACATTACATTTTACGGATATTCTAGTGATCCCAATGACAATCAAGCAGGCGGTGAAATAATACAGATACTTGATACCATAACATATAAAATTTTAACAAAAAAAATAGAAGTTAAAATTGATAATACTGGTAGTCGATACGAGTTTCAATTTACCGTATCATCTACTTTAGGTTTTGCTGATCATATTTTTAAATTGAAGCAAAATATTGAGATTCAAGCAGGAACAATTAAAGAAGCGTTTGCAGATTTAGAGAAAAAATATAATAAAGTATTATCAGAAACAGCAACACAATTTGACGTTCCGGATAAGGTAAAATTTAACACAGATGCGTTGTTAAAAAGTAGCGGCTCGCCTCCTGGTACTGTTGGCGCCGCAACTGACTTGTATATTAAAGATCAATCTTTACCAACTCATAAAACATCACAAAATCTAGAACCTAGTACTAGGGTTAATTATGCTCCAGCGCCCGAAACTGCAAAAGATTTAAGACGAGCTGAAGCTACTGCAAGTGTTACAGGCAAAAAGCAAGAACAAGTGTTTGATCGAATTAGAATTCCTTTATCGGAAAATGATAGCTTGTACAAAGTTGTTTTTACAATTTTAGGAATGAATAAAGAGTTTCAAAAACTAACAGCAAGAAAAACTGATCTAGACAATCCAGGCAATAACGAAGTAAAACCAGATAAAACTTTTGTAATTTGGTACGACATACATTGTGAAATTAAGAATATTAAATGGGATAAAAAGCGCAGTGCTTATGCTAAAGAATATATCTATACGCCGTATTTGGTTAAAGACATAAGAAGTGATGTAGCACTTACCACAAAAGAATACGAACACCTTAAAGAAAAAGATAGTATGCAAGGGTCAAATGCTAACAATAAGACACCGCTGACTGCACTAGCTACTAAACGACTACAAGATTTATACGCAGCCGGCGCATTATCAAAATCTTATTTTTATATCTTTACAGGATTAAACGATCAAATACTTAATTTAGATATAAATTATGATCAAGGTATTGGATTATTAATGCCACCCAAAGGAGGTATGGTGGGTGACTTTTCTGTAGTATTGGCACCTTCTTTAAACAACAGCGCATCTATAAACGCAGATTTAACTTTGGGTGACAAATTAGAGGCAGCAAAAAAAAGCTGCTAATGTAGATTCATTAGTTGACGTTTTTAAACAAATTAAGGGTTTAGCTACTAATATTAATGGACTTGCATCTAGTTTAGGAAGATCGGTACAAGAAATTCAAAATGCCATTACTGATACTACCGGTAACACTGCAAGAGCCTTGGCAAGTAGTTTAGATGGTGCAACAGTTAACAGTACACTTCGAGCGTTTGGCGCAAGCGAAGGCGGCGATCCGTTAGCAGTACCAGGACCATCTACACAAATCACAGTGGAAAATAGAGGTGCGTATTCACCGGAAGTCAGTGGATTTTTATACGGTGACGATTTTGTTGTGCCTGGAGGAAGCATCACTGCTGAACAAATAGAATCAGCAGGACTAATGGCATTGGATGCAAAAGGCACAGCAATTGTTACTCCTCATGCAAGACCAATAGAAAAAACTATAGCTTCTCCGTTATCTGGTATGACCACTGATGGTCCTGCAAGTATGTTAATGGGATATGCATATAGATCAAGAAATATGACTTCGTTCCTCATGACTGTTAATTTAACATTAAGAGGAGATCCGTACTGGCTCACACGCATAAACACCGAAGAATTTACAATAGAAAAACCTAGCAGAGATTCTACTCATAATCCTCCAGCTAACGGCACAAAATATTATTTCTTATTGACCATCGGTAGTCCAACTAAGTTTGATTTTAATTTACAAGATGAAGATAATAACAGTGGTTATTGGAGTGACGGCAGAGTTAGTGGAACTTTTAGCGGCTTGTATTGGCCACAAAAATGGAAAAATCGTTTTAACAACGGAATTTTTACAACAGAAATAAAAGCAAATAAAGAAATATCTGTGCCGTTACAATGGATCAAACGTGTACCACCAGGCCAAACACCGCCAGATTGGGATAGCTTAAAGGTTACTCCAAGTGAAACACAACTATTCTTAGATGCAACCGCCGCTACGTCAGTTAAACCAGACAGCCCAACCGGACCAACAAGTAACCCAACACCGCCAAACGCAACCGGATTTAGAAATCCGGTGGGCGATGCAAAATATAGAGTAGGTGATGGATTGGGCGCAGGCCGCAATCATGAAGGTGTTGATTTATCTGGCATGCCCGCCGGGACTCCAGTCTACGCAGCCAAAGGCGGAACAGTTATTCTTTCTGGAGAATTGAGAGGATACGGACAAGTTATCTATATTAATCACGGTGATGGCACACAAACTAGATACGGACATTTACAAGAAGGATCTCGTCTCTTTACAGCAGGACAACCAGTTACCGCTGGAGAGCCGATAGGTAAAGTAGGTAATACCGGAACATCTACCGGTCCTCATTTACACTATGAAGTTAGAACAGGTAACTCCGGCAGTGTAGTTGATAAAGATACAGTCCCAGTTGAAGCAAAAAACTATTTAGGAAGATAACATGTCTAGACAATCAGTACCAAGTCACACAACAAGTACTTCTAAAAATCATAAACATGTTTATGATAATGAAGCAAAACCGCTATGGGGAACTTATTATGGTGAAATAGTTCGAGTAGCAGATGAAAATGTAAACGGAACACTTTGTGTTAACATACCACACCTTGCAAAAGATAACACAAAAAATACTTTTCTTGTTGATTGTACATGGACCAGTCCATTTGCAGGTGTTACTCCTACTGCTGGTGTAGGTAAAGATGTAGAAAGTTATTTACAAACTCAAAAAAGTTATGGTATGTGGATGCAACCACCCGATGTAGGCAATGCTGTATTAGTTGCATTTGCTGACGGAAAAATTAAAAATGCTTATATCGTGGCTTGCATATTTAGAGATCAGCTTCATTACATGGTTCCTGGCATGCCCGGCTCACAAACAAATTATGGTGACAAAGGTATAGCTGTACCAGTAGCAGAAAAAAACATAAAAGATGCAAAAACTACTCACAAAGATGCGCTAAGACCTGTAGCACCTTACTTAACTGAAGCAATTGTTAAACAAGGTTTAATTAATGACCCTATTAGAGGCGCCGGTAATGCATCTAGTAAAAGAGAGGCACCCAGTAACGTATTTGGTATTCTTACGCCCGGACACATTTAAGTCTGGCAGTAGGGCAGAAGGAACCGAAGTAAACACTCACCGCACCGGTGGTCATCAATTTATTATGGATGATAATCCTGGTAGTCAAATGATGCGTTTCCGTACTGCTGGCGGTACACAAATACTGCTAGACGACGTTACCGGTTCAATTTACATGATTAACAAATCAGGTAAAGGTTGGTTTGAGATTGATGCATTAGGTAACATGAATTTTTATGCTGAAGGTTCAATGAACATTCGCAGTAAGGGTAACTTAAATTTTCGTGCAGACAAAAACATTAACATGGAAGCAGGCAACGATATTAACCTACGTGCAGCCGGCGACAATATCGGTGATGAATATCTAGGGCCTAATCCTGCTAAACTTGCCGGCGGAACAGCACTTGGCACAGGCGGTTCAATTAGATTAGATGCATCAACAGATATACAACAATTTGCTACTGGTAACTTTGGCGTAACTGCTGCCGGCGGCGACGTTGATATAAATGCTGCTGGTAGAATGGCTTTACAGACTAGCGGACCAAAAGGATTTTCGTTACTATCCACTACAGGACCAATTGCAGTCGAGGCAATGTTAAGCGGAATATCAATGAGATCAACCGCCGGCATCGGATTAACATGTCCTAGTAGTCCAGTTGGTATTATAGGAGCAATAATTAATCTAAATAATGGTCCTGGATTTCAAGCTATTACTACTACTGCTATGGGTCCAGGTCCAATCGGTCTTAACGATCACAAAGATCAGCCATCGGCCCCGCCAGAGTATGATTTAGAAGCAGGTTTAAAAGGCGGTAGTGGAGTAAAAAATGCTGGTAATCGTTCCGGCAGACAAGATACTATCAAAAGTATTGTAACAAACTTAATTACTGCTGAGCCTTATGCAGGTCACTACCAAGGTAAACCAACAGACAAAGCTGAACTAGTAGGTGCGCCAGCAGCCGCATCGTCCGACGTTACTAAAGACTTGCCACCGGCAGCTTCAACTACAGATGGTAAGCCGGACGATGCTCAAACACCTGAAGGAACTAAAGCAGGAGATAGTTATGTTGATGCTAACGGAAACACAGTTTCAAAACCTAATACATCACCATCTGCACAACGAGCTGTAACAGCGGTTAATAATCGAGCAGCTCAAGCTGCCGGTGCCGTTAACTCAGGTGCAAGAGCATTAAACGATGCCGCGGCCTTAACAAATGCAAAAATATCCGAACTATCAAAAGCTATTCCGACATACGCAGATATTCGAAACGGTATAAACAACTTCTTGTCAACTATAGAAAAGAAAATTGATGAAGTATTAGGGTTAACTGCATTCGTTGCATCTATAAAAGCAATGATACCGCCTATTAGATTCCCTACTACTAATGCATTACAGCAAAGAATATTAGCATCAGTCAAACAATTGAAGGAACTAGAATATCAGTTAAAACAGTTTTCATTAGATAAATTTGGTCTCCCAATTGATTTAAATTTTCCAGCTATTCAGGATTTACGAAACAATATTAATAATGTTATGGCTCAGGCTAAAGATGGAGCAGACGCTGTTAATAGACTCAGAGATCTAGGCATCGAGGTAACTAATGATAATGGCAGTCTCATTTATACAGATTCATTAGGTAATAAACTAGTTGATTTTAGTAATGGTATTGGCCCAATTGGTGCATCTTTAGCTACTCAAAGCGAATTAACAAAAACTTTTAATAACATAAAAAATGCTATTAATGTGCCGATATCAGATAATCAAGCACAGGCTTTGACATATTTTGCCAAAGACATCGGGGAAGAAAATTTTAGAAATAGTAACGTTGTTGCGGCATTAAACGAAGGCAAATACAGTGAAATTCCAAGGTTAATGATGCAGTGGAGTTTAGGCCCCGAAATAGGCAGTAATACACCAACACCTGAAAATCAATTGGTATATCGTCAAGATATAAGTGATATGAGATACTTCCAAGGGCAAGTGTTCCAATCACCTGATAATCTTGATATTGGTCCGCCAACCGGTACAACTGATGGTGAATTGACCCCAAGACAAATGGCAGATTTAATTAAAGCACGTCGCGAAGAATTTAATGCTAAGAACTACGTCGGCCCAACACAATATTATAGTGGTCCTAACAGGTAAAAAAATGGCAGCATTTCTGCTGCCATTTTAGTTCAATTGCCGAACTTAATTAAGCGTACTTAACTAGACGCTCCATATCATACAGTTCTTGGGGCACTGTATGATTGTCATACCGGAAGTTACCGGTAAGATTAACTGTATCAAATAGTGCGTACTTCTTTGTTACGCTATCATACAGTCCCAGTGTTACGAAACGCTTGCGCTGTTCGTAAATCTTATAGAAGCGATCGATTTTATTTTCCTTGTTGAACGCTTCAGCCTTAGCACATACTTCATCAAACTTTTGTGCAATTTTCTTCATATTAGAGATCACTCTCAGTTAGGTTGAACAAAATGTAGTTATTGCTAACTACACACTTACTATACTATTCTACGCTTTATATGTCAAGCGGATTTTTATCATTGACAAATATTTTTAGAGTACAGTTATCATCCTGCAACTCAAATTTCAAACGCTTTACTTGACCAATACCACGAACATATGCTCGACCATCTTCGTCAATTACTTCTAAGCGATCAACACTACGCATCTTTTCAAAATCTAAACCTTCGAAAATGATATTATGTAATGCCATATAACCACAGTCCATGCCAGCGCCATACATACCTGGATCAAAACCAAATACATCGTATAAAGCCCAACGATAACTGCCTCGATCAATTACTTCTGCTTTGTACATACGTTTAATTACAGAGTAAAACGCATCTTCACGTTCTTTTTCTGTGAGATTATCCCACCAAGAGTCAAGCTCTTGTTCGTACTGCTCTCGGCCTTTTTCTATCTCCTGACCAAGTTCAGCTAGTTTGTCTAAAGCATCACGACGTTTTTGATTTTCATCACTCATCATGTCTCCCCATCATTTGAGATAGCCCCGAGTCGTTACTTAAATCACCGTCAAAATCGCCTATGTCCTTAATTGACTTATAGGCGCGAGTTGCGGCATACGCAACAATACCAGTGATACCAAATACAGCAACAAACGCCGCTGTCTTAAGTGCTTGTTCTTTAGATACCTTCTTCAATGTCTTCCCTTTCTGATACCACAAATTTGTCACCGTCTACTGTAATAATTACAGTTTGATGCAAACTGCTACGAGTATAATCGCGGCCGCCATCAATCATGCGTCCGTCTTTTTCAACATAATCGTGCCGATAACGACTTACAATAACCTCACCATCATCTGTGGGGATACCTGCAATAGGATCGCTGAATGCCGTACTTGCTTCTGTAATGTACACACTACCTTTACCGTCACCGGTGTACGGATCAGTTTTAATAAACATACCAAAGTAATGGGTATGTCCCTTACTAGTATCTGGATTAGGCTGATAGAACACATCTACGGGGCTGTCGTTCCAGCCACCGTGCGGCCGTTTAGTTGCCCAGTAACCCATGTACTTGGCTCCGTATTTTTCTTCAATCTTACGGATACCGTCTTTTTTAAACCAATATCCATCTTCAGGAATCTTAACAAACATTACAAATCCTTTGTTATTGCACTGTACAACTATAACAAAAAAATCTTGTTGTGTCAAGGCTTATTTTGAACATGAATTAAAACTATATTTAATTTTTTTGATAAATATTTGTTATGGCAACATTCAAAGGATTCAGTACATTAGATAGGGTAAAAGCCCCATTTACGCTTACAGATCAAGAGTTGATCAAGCGTGACTTGCTCAATGAGTTCTATACCAAAAAAGGCGAACGCTTAATGCGTCCTAACTTTGGTAGTATCATTTGGGATCTGCTAATGGATCCAAATGATGATACGTTGGCTCAAGTGGTTACTGAAGATATCAAGCGAATTGTTGAAAAAGATATCAGAGTTGAGCACGTTAACACTACAGTATACATTTCAGATCATGCTATATCTGCTGATGTTGAATTAAGATATTTGCCGTTCAGCAACGTTGAAAGTTTGTATCTTATTTTTGAAAAAGAAATTAACGAAGGTATCGAGTAATGGCAATAGTCAATAGACAAAATAATCTGTTTGCTGCTGAAGATTGGACAGTAGCCTATAAGGCGTACAGCCAAGTAAACTTTCAGGCATATGATTTTGATAGTGTTAGAAACGCATTAGTAGATTACGTTCGTACTAACTATCCCGAAAATTTCAATGACTACATTGAAAGCAGTGAATTTATCGCTATCATTGAAATGTTGGCGTACCTGTCGCAGTCTCTAGCGTTTAGAATGGATTTAAACAGTAGAGAAAATTTCTTAGAAACTGCTGAACGTCGAGACAGTGTATTCAAACTAGCACGTATGCTTGGTTATAATCCAAAGCGTAATGTTCCAGCTAGCGGCATAATGAAAGTTACTAGTGTTAGTACAACAGAACCGTTAGTTGACAGTCAAGGCAATGACCTCAATAATATTAGTATATTTTGGGATGACGCAAACAATACTCTAAGTTACGAACAGTTTATTACTGTGCTTAACGCTGCCATGAGCAGCTCTAACAGATTTACTGCGCCAGTTAAGTCTGGTACGCTAGGAAATATTCCAACAGAATTATATCAACTAAACACTTCAGTGACTTCACCGATTGCATACAATTTTAATTTATCAGTCGACGGAAGCAACAAGCCTTTTAATATTGTAAATCCAGATTTTATTGATAATGGTTACTTATTTGAAAGACATCCTGATCCTAACAATCTGTTTAATTTAATTTATAGAAATGACAGTTTAGGTTTATCGAGCCGAAACACAGGCTTCTTTGTGATGTTTAAGCAAGGTGAGTTAGAATTTAGAGATTTAGACTATACTGTTGCACTGCAAAGTAGAGAAGAAAACGTTGCAGTTGCTAACATTAATGAAGTAGACGTTTACTTGCAGGAAATTAACAGTGCAGGTCTTGTTATTAATAAATGGGAAAAAGTACCTAATACTGTAGGACAAACACTTAACTATAACAGCATATCAAAAGATACTAAAAATTTGTATGCAGTTGAGAATGTAGATAATGTTGGAATTAAATTAAAATTCTCTGACGGTAGTTTTGGTAACAATTCCTTACGGAATTTTTAGACTTTGGTTTAGAACTAGTGACCCAACACGATACACTATTCAACCCGAAGATGCTAGAAATATTTCTATTTCGGTACCATATGTTGACAAACTTAATAGAGATCAAACTTTAACTTTAACATTTAAACTTGAGTATCGTGTAAACAACAGTTTACCACCAGAAAGTCTATCTGCTATTAAACGTAGAGCACCACAAGTGTTCTATACACAAAATCGCATGGTTTCAGCACAAGACTATAATGTATTTCCTTTGAGCCAAAGTAATAATATTTTAAAGTTAAAAGCTATTAATAAAACACATGCAGGCCATAGTCGTTATATTGACATTAATGACCCAACCGGTACATATCAAAGTTTAGATACTTTTGCAAAAGACGCAATTTTGTTTACAGAAGAAAGTAATCTTTCTGAAGCATTAACAATCAATGACAATACTACTCCTCGCGAAGTAGTTGTTAGTATTCTACCTGAACTTTTAAAATCACAAAAATTAAATAATTTTGTTTATTACGGCATGCGTAATACATGGACTACATTTCAAGAAAACAAATTTATTGTAAGCAACTTAAACATTCGTTGGGAACCATTACCTGCTAATGAAATTGGTACAACTGGTTATATGACTGAAACCTTCAGTTCTGGCACACAAGTTGTTATGTTAAACATCAATGATAGCACACAGATGTTTAAAGAAAATTCAATGATTAAATTTGTAAACTCGAACGATTTATCGGACTACAAATGGGTACGCATTATTAACATTGCTAATAACGGTGCATTATCAAGTGGCCTAGTAACTAGCGTTGGACCATGGACTCTTAGCGAAGATATTCCACGCGGATGGTTAGCAACAGAAGTTATTGTATCTTTAAGAAAATTATTTACTGTAGCAGAAGCTGACAGTATTCAAGCACAAATTAATGACCGTAAGACATTTGGTTTAGGATATGATTTATATGCTGATTCATGGTATGTTATCCTTAATAAAGATTTAGATAAAACTAGTTCTTTTTCAGTTAACTATGCAAAAAACACAAGCGGCAGCGGTTTAGACTCTAGTTGGTTAATTTTAATGGAATACTATCCAGTAGATGTATTCGGTTATAGATATAACCTAACAGCTCGAGGTCAAAATTATGTTGTTCAAAGTAAAAACGATCTAAAGTTCTACAATATTAAAAATGTAAAAGTACTAGATAACTGAAAATAGATCGTCTAAAGATAAAATTACATTTACAACAATTAATGCCAAACCGTTTAACAGTGACATGTTTGAGTGGCACAAAGTGGGCAACAATGACTATCGCTGGAGAAATACTGCTACCGGTGCTACATATGTTCCTCGCGGTTACAGTCCTAATTTAGTGTTAAAAACTAGAGATACAAAATGGTATGATGTTAATGTGTATTGGAAGAGCAATTTTGGTTTATTAAAGCCTAGAGGAAGTGTAGCTAACACAATTGATACTGCAACAGGTAATCAGTTTGTTAGTGAAGCAACTGTTCTTTTAACAACGTTTTTTGACGCAGGTGTAACAGAGTCTCAATTAACATATGTAACAATTGCTAATAATTCGGGACAAGTTTCAAAAATTCCAGGTCAAATTATTATTCCTTTTGATAGCACTACATTCGGTGGCAATATCGTAGACCCTGCTACAGGAAATATTACATATAAATTATTTTCCGATGATGGAACATCGCTGTTAGTATTCAGTGGTAATGCAAATTGCTACAGCTACGGAACAACAGGGTTATCCAGTGTGGATACCACAGTTACCGGTCGTTTATATCTTGCAAATGCAAATGTTACCAGTCAGACAGGTAATTTAATTTACAGCGACTTACAATATAATCAATATCATTATGCAACTGACAGAACTAGTGCCGTAAGTAAAGATAAACTTATTATTGATTATATTCAAAACAAAGAAAGATTAGATCAAGAAATTGTTTGGGACGTAGTTGATGTTTACAAATATAATGATGGGTATACCGATCCAAGAAAAGTAATTGTTGCTCCAATCGACAGCGATAATGATATGGTACCTGATCGCCCACTACAATTTAAAGAATATGTGTATGATACAAACATACAGGTGTTTGAATATTATACTGATTTTGACGGCTACATTTACGACCGTCCGACAGAAGGTGTGATTGCTGATTTTAGAAATGAAAACAACATCCGATTCGACATATCTGCTAATACTATTTCCAGTGAAAGTTATGCAAAGACATATGATGCTGACATAGTAGACTGGATCTTCGCTAAAGATTTCGAAACAGCATCGATAATTGAAAACACACAAGGTAAAGCAGCTGGTATTAAAGTTTATGCAGTAGCAGAAAATAAAGTATATTTAAATACTCCAAACAGTACAAATATAGACACAGTAAGTTTAGTTGAAACCACAGACTTCTTTGTTAGAGTTGGCCGCGGCCCAACGCAAGATACATCATTGCCCTTACAACAAGATTCAGTAATACGTTGGCAGCACGTTGCGCCAAAAGATGTGCGTATCGATCCAAGTATCAGCAATGTTGTCGAAATGGTTGTATTAACTACTGCTTATCACGATCAAGTTAAGTCTTATCTAAAACAACCTGGCCTAACAACATTTCCAGTTGAGCCAACTAGTTTTGAATTAGCAACAGAATTTGAAAATCTAAATGAATATAAAAGTGCAAGTGATACGATTGTGTTTAGAAGTGCTAAATTTAAATTATTGTTTGGCGCCTATGCTGAATCTCAGTATCAAGCTAAATTTAGAGTTGTTAAATTATAGCAACAACATAAGTGACAACGAATTAAAGTCCCAGATAATTTCTGCGATAAATAATTACTTTGAAGTAGATAACTGGGAGTTTGGCGAAACATTTTACTTTACTGAATTAAGTTCATACATTCACCAACGTCTAGGTAGTGCAATTGGTAGTATTATTATTCTACCTCGCAATACTTCAGGTACATTCGGTGACATGTTCCAAGTAAAAGCAGATCCAAACGAACTGTTCGCAAGTACTGCGTCAGTTACAGATATTGAAATAGTAGAAAAAATAAGCTCTCAAATATTAAGAGCTGATCGCTAAAGGTGTACGTATAGATGGCTAATAAAATCTACAAAAAACTTCCGGTAGTATTACAAACTACAGCAATTAAAAACTTTTTTGATAGCACAGTTGAACAACTGTTTAGCAAAGCTAATGTAGAGATAGTAACAGGTTATATAGGTTCTAAAACAAACGCTGATCTAGGCGTTGGCGGTTATATCACCGAACCAAATTCAGATAAATCACATTATGCGTTATCTCCTGTAGTTAACACTATCAATTACACTACCAAAGAAAGTGAAGATTTTATTTTCTTTGATGAACTTATTGATATTTTATCAACATATGGCGTTGATACTTCTAATCAAAACAAAATTTTTGGTTCAAAGTTTTATAGCTTTGTCCCACCCATCGATATTGATAAGTTTGTTAACTACCAAGAATATTATTGGTATCCAGACGGACCAACTGTAATTGCTGTTGCGGGTACAATAGACAATCCTATTGACATTGACAGAGATGTTATTGGTAAACAATATTTTACCATGCTCGATGGTCGACAATTTAAAAATAGCATGGTTGTTCGCTTTAAGGGCGAGTTTGTAATACCTAGCACAGAACTGGAGATTGACTACATTGTACAGGGCGTAGGTGAAAGCATCTATCTAGTGCCAAGAAAGAATCAATTTCAAACAGTATTTTCTACACCTGTTGATGCTCCTTATGATGGTTCATATTTTCCTTTAAATCATCCTGATATTGCATACCAAGCAGGCAATATTTCTAGTGTTTCTATTGTTAACAGAGGTATCGGTTATGTAAATCCTTCTGTTAGTTTTACAGGTTCAAATACAAATGTTGCTACAGCAACAGCAAATATTGCTGCCAACGGTGCTATTACTGCAATTAATATTGTTGACTCTGGACAAGGATACACAAATCTTGTTAATGTTGTAATCGATGATATCGATATTGACTATAATATCGATGTTGCAAACCTATTTACTGGCTCAGCTAATGTAATTACAACTGAAGACATTTTTATTACAGCAGATCCTGCAAACGTTAGAGTAGGTCAGTCTGTAACAGGAATTTTTAGCGGTGTTGTTTCTAAGAAATTTAATGGCGCAGAAGTAGAAGGTTATTTTGGTACATACTTAACTGTACCAACAGCAAATGTTAATATAGGTACAGAAACATTTACATTTACCAGTCACGGTTTAGCTACTGATGATGAAGTTATTTACGATGCTGGCGGGGGTACACCTATCAGTTCTGTATCAGACGGCGGAATATACAAAGTATTAGTTGTTAATAATAATAGCTTCCGACTTAAAGACCCTGGTAATAGTTCAAACATTGTTTACATCAATGATACAGGAAACAACTTACAAGGTTTTATCAAAAAATCAACTACATTCACAGTAACTACTGTAGTAGATGGCGAATTAGCACCTGGTGTTATTTTACATAATAACAATCTAGTTAATAAAACAAAAATTGTTTCTCAAATTAGTGGAACTACAGGTGGCGCAGGTGTTTATAGGGCCGATCTTGCATACAATACTGTACGCACTACACCAGAAACATTTACAGTAAAACCAACTGTGGTATTAGGCTCACCAGTAACATTTGAAAAAGTTACAGCAACAACAACACCTGCATTGACTTTCTCGGGCAGAGATTTTCTTGCTGATGTTAACTATGATTGGCAAGGAATTGAAACCAATTTTGTTGGGTCTATTAGCGGTACAACCTTAACAGTGACTTCTGTAGGAAACGGTAGTATTAGTGTCGGCATGATGCTATCAGCCACCGGAATGCTTCCTTCAACTTTAATTGTATCAGGTTCAGGTTCTACCTGGACTATTAATAAAGCACAATCTGACATTACTCTAGCCGCGTCAAGTAACTTTGTTGGATATCCAGCTGGTGCAAGATTAGGTATTAACCCATCAACAGGTCAGTACTATCTAATGGGCGGACAATGGTCATATGACAGAAATGACATGGATGACGATGAGTTTGACGGCGACGCATTATGGGACGCAGGTATTAATGCAAGCCCACCCGAATATTTAACTATACAGCGCGGCGCTGAAAATACAAATATCTGGAGTACAATTAACTTTTGGTATCATAAAGACAGCTTTATTAATGCTGGTATGGAATTACCCTCAGTTGAGTTTAGAGCTAAAAGACCAATTATTGAATTTGACCGTAGATTAGAGTTATACAATCATGGTAAACGTGGCGTTGGCAGTGTAATTGTTGCCTGTACCGGATATACTTTAGATGAAGTTAGAGGTCAACCTACAGGATTCTTGATTGACAGCACGCCAGTTGAAAAACAATCAATTATTTTCCCCAACGAATCACCTGAAATTTCAAAATATGTGTATGTTGCATACACAGATGTATTCACAGATTATTTAGAAGTAGTAAGAGCACCACATCCTGAATTAAATCCAATTGGCGCTGTAGATGGTGACTATAACTTTGTTCCGTGGGAATTAGAGGTAGGTGATGTTGTGCTTGTTCGCGCAGGCGCCGCATCTATCGGCAGCGAATATACTTATTCGGAAAACGGTCTAGTATTATGCCAGAGAAAATTAAAAACAAATCAAGCACCACTATTTAATCTTTATGACATAGATGGTGATTATCTAGGAGATCCTGGTAAGTACCCAAATAATAACTTCCAAGGTAATAAGATTTTCTCTTATGCCGTCGGAACTGGTGTCAACGATAATGTGTTAGGTTTCCCATTGACATGGAAACCATTTAAAGCAAGCAGTGAAATTGAATTTATTGTCGACATGGCCGAATACTATCATGTGTATCATACCATATGGTGGCGGCGAAGAAGCAACAATAGGTTATAAATTTTACAAATTAGAATTAGCCGGCGAATATGAATTATTATCTCACATAGTGCCAGCCGAAAAACCTTCTCAACAGAGATTAGTTTCAAAATATACAATAGATAGATTCGATGTTGATCAAGCAGTAAGAGAATTTTGGGTTGGGTGTGTACCTGATTCACGTCCTGATAACAGCTACGATATCAATGTAACTGTAAATGGTGTAAAGCGTATCGATTGGACTTACGGAAAATTTAAGCCTGGATATATTGTGTTTGACACAGCAGAATTCTCCAATGGAGATTTCATTTATATTGATGCGTTTTCAACAACAGGGCAACTTGTAGTAAGCGACAGAGCTATTACTAAATTTGAAATTCCTCTAGAATGGAAAAACAATCCTCTTAAAATTGAAACAACTAGAATTTCTTCTCCGCAGTTTACACAGCACTTTAAAAACTACATGGAACGCCAAGTAGGTTTTGAGGGTGACGCACTACAAATTAATAATTTCTCAAGCACACCGAGAGATACAACTTATGCAACAGACATTGCAGTGTCTGAGCAAGATGGTATATTAGGTGCGCTACTATTAGACGATCAGCCACATAATCTAATTGACGCTATTAGATTTAATGCAGAAGAATATAGCAAGTATAAAGCACGTTTGAAGAAAGAAATCAATGCTTACTATGCATTGTTTGATACAGATACTTTATCGAATGAATATGTTTTAGAAAAAGTTTTACAAAATATTGTTTCATACAA